ATGAATAAATCTTTTTTCGGATGCACTTATACAGATGTATGGGCATCACCTCAAAACTGGGAAACAACAACTTCCAAAAAAGCTTTAAATGAGGACTGGTATGTACAATGTGACTTCCATGATCCTAAGTTTCCGGACAAAGAACCGAAGGGTTTTCAATTCAGGAGGCGGCAAAACAAATGGACCACTATCGAAGATAGGAGGGAAGCCATTCGTATTGCCTGGGAAGAAATGGAAACCGTCCTTAAAAAAGGGTACAATCCAATTACCAAACAATTCATGGTACCGCAGGATGAACCGCAATCCGATTCAATTCTACAGATCACACGGGATTCTAATTTAATCACCGCACTTCACTTTGCCAATAACCTGCATACCTGCAACAGCGATACTAAAAAGGATATTAAATCCATGCTGACCTATTTTAGCCAGTCATGTGATATGCTTAAAGTAACCAATTTACAAATAAACACTGTTCGCGGTTACCATATCCGGCAGATCATGGATAACATGGTTAATGTAAAAGAAGGATTTTCAGATAAACGCTATAATAAATACATTGCACATTTATCGCCATTATTAGAGATCCTGGCATCAAATGGTTTTATCGATTTCAATCCGCTGCATAAATTTAAAAAGAAAGATACGCTTACCGAACCGCGACAAACCTTAACTGTAGCGGAACGCATCAGGGTAAACAACCATTTAAAACAAAATTATCCACGCTTTTGGTTGTTCACGATCCTATTTTTTCATTCAGGTGGCCGCGAAGTAGAGTTACTTAGTTTAAGATATGAAGATATTGATCTGGTAAATCTTACCTATAAAACCATTGTGCGCAAAGGCGGTAAGTCTAAGTGGATATTCAGACCAATTAAAGCCATAAGTGTACCTTATTGGGAAAAAGCTTTTATAGGGGCTGAAAAAGGAAATGTTATTTTCTCGAAAGGATTAGTTCCGGGCGAAAAAATCATCAGGCGCGACCAGATCACAAGGCGTTGGAAAACCCATGTTAAAGAAAAACTAGGGATCACAGCCGACTTTTACGCCCTGAAACATTCCAACCTTGATGAGATCGCAGAACGATCTTCTTTATTAGTTGCCGCCAGGGCAGCAGGACATACCACTACAGACATGGTAGAAAAACATTATGCCACCGGACATAAATACAGGGAAATGTTACAGGTACAGCAAATGACCAACGAATTTGCACCAACTGAATACTATACACAAAAATAAAGCCGATGCAATTAAGCACCGGCTTTACCAACCTACCAAAAATAATTAAAACAAAAACCAATCAAACTATTTAGAAACCAAGAAACCACCTATTAAGCCTGAAACGAGCCACACATACCATTTTTCATACCACGGTACCGGTACAACAATTTCAACAGATTTTATTTCTGTAACCTTTATAAAAGGATTTGAATGCGTTATATCGGTTACTGCGGTTTGTTTACCTAAAAACCATTTTCTTTTAAATCCGGTAATAGCTGTTGTAGTATTCGGTATTGATAAAGAATCGATCTGTAAGCCTTTTTGATTTGATTTATACATAAAGCTATACCAATCCTTTTTAACTTCACCTGAACGCTCAAAAATGCACGGCACTGTATCTTTATATGTAATCCTGATCGTATCGATTTGCATTACCGTTTTATACTTGGTAATGATATTGACTTTTGAAAACTCTTTTGTGAGTGTGGCCAGTTCCGCATCTTTATCCAGGATAACTTTTTGTAATTGTGCTGCATCCAGTTGCAGTGTATTGATACTGGCCGTTTGAGTACCGAGCTTATTTTTAAAGTGTTTTACAGTATCGGTTATCGCTTCTAAATTAGAATCAGCATGCGACTTATGAAAGCTGCAGGTTTGCATCGATGCAAATAATAGGACCAACAAAACCAGTATTGCAATGTATGGGATATACTTTCTCATTAGTCTAATACTTTAGGATGAACAAATAATACACTTGTTGTTAATCTTACCCTATTCATTACCTGACCACCATTACTTTGGTTAGTAGTTGAAGTGTTTCCTTCAATTGTGTAGAATATTCCGGAACCCATAGATTTCCAACCGTTGAATATTCCAACATGGTCATAACGTCCGTCATTATTCCAGTCAAAAAATACAAGATCACCAACCTGAGGATTTTCTGTAATTTCACCTGTTTTTTTAAAATGTGATACAGCAGTCTGGCATCCGGCAAAACCTTTTGTAAATCCGATTTTAGGCAAAGCATAACCTGCCTGAGCATATACCCAACTGCAAAATATTCCACACCAGGCAACGCCATCAAACCCAAACCATTTCCCGTATTTTGTTTTATTGCTATTAAACGGGCTTTCAATTTGTCCTACTTCTTTAATAGCAACATCGATTATTTTTTGACCTTTCATAATTATTCTTTTTCGTTTTTAATTGATTTGTATACACCCCATCCGGATGAGGCAATTTTTTTGACTTTCTTAATTATATCAAACCCCATCCTTTTGAAATTCTCAAACACGATCGAATAAATTTCAATCGCACAGCAAAACGCAACTACAATTGTTGTAAAAGTCATTTTCTGAAGTTTGGAATGTGGCTCAAATTCACCTATAATAAAAACCTTCTCAATTCCCCAAGCCATTAACGCGGTAAAGGCATAGGTTATAAATTTCACAGCCGATAACCTTAATTTATCGGATTCGATCAGATAGTCTTTTCGATTTTCAGGCAATACTTTTTGAAATTCTGACCAACTAGCCATAATTCCTGTCGCAAAATCAATAATAAATAAGCAGCCCAAAAGGATCAAGGCCTTTTGTTCAGTAGTAAATACCGGCATATACATTACAGGCATACACGCCAGCAATGGCAACGGTTTAGTAAACATTGCTTTTATTGTTATTCCAAACTTTATAAAATATTTGGAATAATCTTTTAAGTGCTTAAGTAAGGTTTTTAGTTTCATATAGTTTATTTAATGATTCTTAGTTTAAAATCCCCGGCAGGCATTGAAACAGATGGTGCATCGGTATTCGTAACACGCACAGTTACTTTATTTACAGCAGATACCCACGCTGTATAATAAACTCTGGGCAGTATTAAAGTGACCGGTGCAAATACATCAACACAATCACCCATTGCAGCACTTGTAAAGTCGAATTCTACATCAGAATAGGAATGCGAACCAAGATCCGGAAAGTCGATGTTTTGGGTTAGCTTTAATATCACAGGAAGTGCATCTGTAAGCCCTGGTATATCCGATATCGTTGTGTTATGCGGATTACCTGAAGTCTGGCTATGGTCATACGCTATTTTGCCACGATCACCACGATAAGCAGAACCCGCAGTTTCACCTAATGCTAATGAAATACTCAATCCTACATAAGAAGAACCTGACCAGCGATACGTTAGATTTGTATCATTTGCTACATATATTTTTCCGGATTCACCCGTTACAGGGAACGCTGCTAAATTTGCATATTCTAAAACATCATCTACATAAGAGGGAAGCTGCGAAGCCGGAACGGTACCACCAACCAAATCCGCTTTTAGATCGATCTGGCTTTTATTAACTCCACTACTGGATAAAGTACCATTTGGGATTTTAATTTCACCTGAAAAAACAGCAGCTTCACCATTAGCAGTCGCAATAGCAGCATTACCTACTAGCAGTTGTTCAATATATAATTTCAAGTTTTTTTGATAACCAATATCCCTTATCTGAATTCCATAAGTTTCCGCATCAAGCGTAAAACCGTAAAATCTTGCAGAACCTTTATTGCCCGCAGCAAAAGAACCATTCACCTGTAACTTCCACCCATCCTCAATATCTGATCCTGTATTGGCACCGGTATTTATACCGTCAAAATAAAGACCGCTAGTATTAGGAATACCTTGACCATTTTCAAAAGGTATATAACCTGAACCTATACTTGGTGCTGTGACAAATTCACCGGATGATAACATCATTAATCCTTTTGCGGGTAGGTTTAAAGGCAGTGAATAGGGATCGACAGTCATTTTTATTTTTGGAGTTCCCTGCAGGTAAAGAAATCGTGATGCAATTAATTTAGCTACATAGAAATAACCTTTATTATTTAAATGCAGGTTGTCCGATAAAATTGACCAGGCAAGATAACCGGAAGCATGATTCGCAACGTCCTGCGGAATCGTAGGATCGTAGATACTAAACAGAAATGCCTGTGCATCAATAAACCTGTCACCATAAATTGCTTCAAGCTGCGCGTTAAGATCATCAACCTGTGTATTATCTTCATATACGTGTTTAGTTACCCCTACAACAACATATCTGTCATGCGGTAAAGCCTCAACCATTGCAGCAATATCAGCAAGCACAGTTGCAGCATCACCGGCATTATTCCTGCCTGCCCAAAAGATAAATGATAGATGCCATAAATTAGGCATAGCAAAGAACCGGCTTCTTATTTGTGTAGAAGTTTCACCAGCCACACCCATATTCAAAACATTCTTACCTAATCTTTTTGATAATTGCGCCGGATAGTTTCCATCACCTGTACTTCCCGTTCCTTCCGTCATACTATCACCAAGAGAAACAATAGTATTTGCATCACCATTAATAAAATCCCATTTAGAAACACGGCCGTAATCTAACGGGTAATTGTTGTTATCATAATTAGATATAAGTATATCAGTACCATCGGTAACAACATCACCGTTTTTATAAAGAGTAACAGGATTGTAAGCGCCGATGAATTTACCCAGCTTGATCCATTTATTATATAGCAAAGCATTAGGATCTGTATTCGTGTTATTAGAAGCGCACCAGTAAGCATACCCTTCACGGTTAACAATATCACCGGAAACATAAGCCGTGGCATTATTCCATACACCCACGTACACACCGCCAAAATGGTTTTCCCAGGCAGGCTTATTACTTCTTAGTAAAGGTTCAGTTTCGTTTGAATTTTCATTGCTTTTAAACAGGTACTTTTGCCCGTTTACATTTTTAGTAACCAAACTGCTTTCAGGATAAATTCCTGCTTTCCATTCCGGTATACTGAATTCAGGTGTAATACTGCTATTAGTAGATATTTTAAATTGATCTATTGTAAACGGGGTACCGCCACCGCCATAAATACCGGGTGTACTATCAAACAATGCAAAATATAGAATACCTTTATCGGTATAGGTGAAATAATAGGATTTCAAACCACCATCCGGCTGCGGTTCTTTAGAATCGCTAAAATCCCAAATGGATTGATTTGCTTTAGTAACAAAATCACCATTAACAACCGGATCGATATTTTCAATCACAGCGTTAGGATCATCTGCAATATCTTCAGGAGTTAAACGTGTAGTACTTAAAAGCCTGAAACTGCTAGGTAGGATTTCTTTTTCACCGGGACCCCAAACACCTTTACCACTGGCAAAAACAAACACATACTTATAATTTACATCACCTGTAAATTTTGAAGCAACGATAATAACAGGGGATGAATATGCAAAAACAGTCAGTAACGTCCCGGAAGCATTGATCTTATCAGCAACTTCCTGATTTGTTACTACACCGCTGCCGGCAATTAACCCTATATTACGGTAAACCATTTTGTTGTTCGAAAAGGTGTATAGTTCCGTAAAATTTTCATTGATCTTATCACCACCAACCCTTAAATTGTCAGCATTAGGATCGTTATCGTATAAGCCTATATTTATAATTTGCTGTGCCATGTTAAACCTTTTTACTGAATTTTATATTTGTATCACTCCACTTGATTTTATTGTCTGAAAACTTCCCGCTTGGCGTTTTCTCTTTATCATATTTTTTCACCCGCAGGTTTATTATATGTATCCTGTTATTAGTCATAGCTTATATCGTTTACATTGGTCAATAAGGCTTCTTTCATGGTAAGCTGGGTTTTACCTTCAGTCAGATCCAATTCAAGGCGTGTAGAAATAAACACCCTGTTTTGGTTATTATAGCGGAATGAAACCAACTGATTAGGAGTTATAAGATCAAGTGCAGTAGCTTCTAATCCAAAGCACACATCAGGACGTATATCATGACATGCTTTTGCTAAAGTGTTTATATAGCTATCTGCTGATTCATCCGGGTACCCGTAAATTTTCCATTTTGCACGCAGGTTTTTATTTTCTTCAGGATATAGAGACAACATGATATAAATTTTATCACCCGATTCCGGCACTGGCAGTTCAGGATCTGTTTCAGGAATATGAGGGTAAGTAAACCCCGGCGGCGGTGCTATAAAACCATTGTAAGCAGTTATATACGCCTGACCTAAATATTCACGAACATAGACAGAAGGGTATTCGATACTCGTACCATCGGCACGAACCATAAACATACTCGCAGTAAGCCCGGCCTTAAACAGCAGGTCGCGTGTAAAGGGTTCAATTTTCCATTGTGATAATTCCAGGTATGCTGCGACAATTGTTTTCTCAAAACCATGTGTACCATCAATAGGATCAAACACATCCTGATCCAACACCTGGTAATGGGTATCATAAATAGGGGTAAGATCTACAACAGGAACACTATAAAAACGCTTACTGATACGACGGCCAATACCAAAACTATTCTTAATAGAATCATCTACACTACAGGTAAAATCAAGAGATACATCTAATTCCTTTGTAAAATTGATAGGCCTCACAGCACTTATACTTTCAGTTTCAGAAGGGTTTTTTACAAGCGTTATTTTCAGCACATCAACACGTGCTGTAAAATTTGATAAAAACATATCGTGAAAATTTCCGATAGGTGCCAAAAAACTGAATTGTATAAATCCGCTTTGCGGCATTACAAATTCATAGTCTAACCTGAAAGTAGCAGTATTATTAAACCGCGATGGTGCTATATTTTTACTAAACTGAACCAGCTTATTAATGATATTACCTGGACGGTTGGATATAAATTCAGTTCCATTTATTTTTAAAAGAAACAGCAGTACAGAATCCCAGTCACCGTTTGTTAGTTTTTCCTGAAAAGCAGCAGGATTAAGAACTAAAGTATTTCCAAGACGCAAATTCACATCTATTTCTAACTTATATCTTCTTCCGGCAACCGCATAAGGCTGCTGAATGCATTCAAAATAATTCGATAACGCAAAAGCTTCAGTACCAACATAGCCAGGGTTTTCAAAACCATAATTAAAAAATGGGTATTTACCATCACTCCAAATAAACCCTGGTGCATTTACTTTTTGCCACATTGCATTAAGGCCGCTTACAAAACCATACATATAATCTGCAAAATCAGAATCATATCGGTAGCGTGTAGAAAAGTAATCCAGCTTGCCCACTTCCTGAGAAAACAGGCCATCTTCAGCTTCCGCAGCGAAATCCATATTTACACGCTTCCAAGGCGTTTCAGCATCTACTACCGGCAAATCTTCCATAAATAAGGGCGCGACAACTTTATGACCCAAACCAATTTTTTCTTTAAACACCCCATCCGGATGATATACTTCAACAATAGGTTTTTGTGTTGCTGCACTTTTACCCTCACATCTACGGGTTAAACCTTCAATAAACCATTTACCTCTAAAACTATAAATAGTCATTCCCTGCGCCGTTAAAACTTTTTCTAGTACATCATATAGGTTAGTCAGTTTTTTATCATCCCGGAAAGTTTCAAGGCTTATGTTTGTATCGCGCCACTCGAAATCCGCATGCAGCACATTTATCATCATAGGACGGATATACATTTCTTGTAAAAGTCCTGTCTCTTTTAAAATTAACCCCAGTAGTTCCGGCAGGCTGTAACGCTGTTCGTAGTACCAAGAATCAAATGTTTTCGTTTTAAGAGAAGCCAGCATATCTATTGCCGTATATTCAATAAACGGAACGCCGTTTTTCCACGGCTCACTATATAGGTCCGGAAGTATAAACCCCTGCCAAAGCAATATTATATTATCGTGGGTATCTGTATTCTTTACTTTTACCAAATAGCGTTTTTCATCACCCGATAAAAGGTGTAAAAATTTTGCATCGGCAGCATCCAAAACAGCCATGTTGAATTTGAGACTCGAAGTCATTAGAGCCTGGTAAAGATCATCACCACCATCCCAAACAAGTTTCGGTGCCGATGGCTGTGTATACTCTTCAATTAACGGGCGCGTATTATCATAGGTATCTATTATTTCAATGCTAATAGAATACATATTAACAGGAGGCATTCCCATAACTTCAGCATCCTGAACGTATACCGAAAAATAATCCTGTGTATCAACAAGATCTGTAACCATAATATCCCCTGCATTGTCATAAGAAGCGAAAACAGAAGTACCTACACGGGTATAAACCATACCGGCAATCATATTATTAGCCTGCAAATGCAGCAGTACATTTTCAGCAGTCAGGGTAGCATTTGCACCGATCAATATTTCATCTACACCGGGCGCACTGTCTTTAAATGATTTCGTAACCTGCAAAACAGTATCACCATTCACATAATAGGTAAATGCAAATTTCTGCCCGTTAACAGGCCTTAAAAAGAACTTTATTTCTACAGTGACTTTCATTATTTGATTCGGCTATCCCTATTATTAGTACGGTCCAATACAAGCTTTAATTTGCTTCCTTCAATTTCAAATCCACCAACAAGCTGAACGATCATATCTTTTGCTGTAACAGCAGGATTAAGCATGTTTGCTAGGTTATTTTGCTGACCTTTATTCAGGATCATTTCTCCACTATTAACACGCGCAAATAATTTATCACCGGTATATGAAGAACCTCCAACGATACCACCATTAGCAAAAGCACCGGCATCGTTAAAACTACCAATAGCAGCTTTAAAAGCTGAACCCACAGCCACTACTATCGCACCTGTTACCAAAGCAGTATAAGGATTAGTAAGCGAGTTTTGAAAAGCAATACCCGCTACACCAACCGCAATTAGCGATTTACCCACGTTTATAACAAAGTCAGCAATCAAACTAGAAAGCCCAGCAAGAACACCACCAAGAGATCCTTTACCTGTTGCAAGATTTCCCATTAACTCACCAAACATTTCGATTGAATCCGTGACAAAGCCTTTAAAAGCACTAGAAACACTTTCAGAAAACTCTCTTGAGAGTTCAATCATTTTTTTTGTGTTTTTAGCGAATTTTTGACCAAAAACCTTTACACTTTCATCAGCAGAATCTAAACCAGTAGTATCAACATCAATATCAAATTTTACTGCTTTATCCAGTTCCAATTCAGCAATAGATTCTTCTAGTGTTCTAAAAAAACTTGAAGTTGTAGCGACCTCGTTTTGAATCTTTCTTAGGGCTGTTATTTGTCGGTCATAATAGTCAGTAGTACCCTGGCTTTCATTTAATGTATCGGGGCGTTCAATTCCCTCAAAAACAGATGTAACCTTTACCTTGACATTACTAAGTTTATCTATCTTTTTTTGAAGCCCTTCAATTCTACCTTCTAATACAGATACACCTTCAGGAGTAGTTTCAAATTCTTTTTGAAGTTTTTGCAGGCTCTTTATCTGTTCTTCATAAAAAGCAATAGTTCCAGCTTTGTATTTAGACACATCTGCGTTTTTAGCGTTTGCATCACCAACACCCTCTAAAAGCCCTAAATATTCCTTATTGGAGTTAATAAGCTGTGTAAGGAAATCTATTTCCTTTTTATCTTTTTTCTCTTGTGCACGCGCTAATACAGCACCTACAATCCCGTAGGCACTTTGCTGTTTTAATCGTAAAGCATCAAGTGAAGCAATATCTTCAGTTGATTTAGCTAATTTCTTATTAGCCTCAATTTCCTGCTCTTTTCCTTTTAAAGATTTAAAACCATACTCTACCTGCTTTTTAGCAAGTTCATCAAGTTTCGTTTGCGCTGCCCTGGCAATTGCGCCTTTTAAAAGTGCTTCATTATACTTATTAAGTGCTTCAGTAGCTTTATCAGTATTGATAGTTTCAAGAGTAATATTTCCCAGGTATTTAGGAGATATATTATTAATATCCTGCATCGCTTTTTTACGCTCTACGAGGGATAGCTTATCATTTTTAGCTGTATAAACCAATTGTTGTAAACGCGCTTTTTGCGATATAATAGAACGGGTGGCTTCATCAACTACACTGGTCAATAATTTCTGTTGATTGACCTGATCTTTTTGCGCGCCGGTAAGCTTTACAATTTCCGGCTGCATTAATTTATACGCCAGGTATATTGCCCCCAAAGCAATTGCAATAGGAATCGCATAAGCCTGTAAAGCCGCAATTGCAGTTCCAAGGTATATTAAAGCATTACCTATTTGTACAGATGCAAAAGTTATTGCAGTTGCTATACCTTTTACACCTAAAGAAATCAAAGGCATAACTTTCAATAAAGCACCTATAGACAATAACACAGGACCAATTGCCGCCGCAAAAACAGTGAATTTTAAGATGTTTTTTTGCACGTTGGGGCTCAATTCCTGAAATCGTTCAGTGATCCCCTGCAGGCTTTTACCAACTGATTCTAAAAGCCCTTCAATATCGAAAGCTTTATTAAGTGCTTCTCCAACACCTGCCATAGATATTTTCGTACTATCCCTTAAGTTCTCAAAAGCATTATTAATACCGCCTGTAACCTTTGGCAGCTTTGCAAACTCTTTTGTAAGCAGCTGGACTACCTGTTTACCCGTAACCCCTGTTTTAGCTATTGCTTCGCTGTCAGATGTACCAAATGCAGCCGTTAACGCACCCCGCAATTGCGGCAACTGCTCGGTTAACTGCCTTAGATCCTGCCCGAATCCGGTTGTTTTATTATTCAACTGGGTCAATGCTAAAACAACAAGATCGAGTTCGCGTGCGCCTTTACCAACAGTAGCCAAAGCATTACCGAAAGCCTCTAAGGAAGTTTTAGCTTCTAATGCACTAAATCCCGCTGCCTGTAGATTTACAGAACCTCTTACAGCTTCTTCTAAACCAAGACCAGGTAATTTTGCAACTTCTTTTAGGTTCTCAAATTCCGCCGATGCAACAAGAGCAGATCCCGTAACTGAGGTAAGCCCTTTTTTAAGAGCCTCTAAATCTCCAGAGGTTTTAACAGAAGCTAAACCAAACGCTAAAAGTCCGGCTGTTAAACCAAGCGTTAGTGTACGTCCTGCATCCTGAAACTGCTTACCGGCACTTTGTGCTATACGCGCAGCATTTTGCAGTTGGGTAGATAATTCACCCAAAGCAACTTTAAAACGTATATTAATACTCGCTAAACTACCAGCCATAATTTTACTTTTAGTATGGATTAAAAGTAGTTTCAGCGATTTCCTTAGAGGTGAAACATTGTTTCGTTTTTTAACAAACAGGCATAAAAAAACCGACTAACAGTCGGTTTTATCTTTATTCATTAGAGCATCGATACGATCCCAAACGAGCATATTTTTTGTAGCTACTTCAATCTCAATTTTATTAATATCGGTTTCTGCAACATTCGTAACATTGTCATCCCAGGGGAAAGGAAAAAGCTTTTGCAGTGTAAATTCCCCATGGTTTGATGTATTCCAATTTACCGAAGCGGTAACACTCATAACCCTACGTGTTTGTTCCCAACTTGTTTTTAAATAAAATTCTCTTTTACTTAAATAGCCTTTTACAATATTTGCAAATTGCCTTGGAGTAAGCCAGTAAAAGTATTCTATTGTCAGGCCAATTTCACCACAAGCAAGGGCTTCGAGTCCGTCCCAGTCTAACGCAACAGGGTTCGTTACTTCACCCGTTGCGCTTTCTGCTTTCCCGTTTCATTAGCAGGAGCAGCCGGCAACGATGCTACAAGTAGTTCAATAATTTCTGTCATCTTTTCAGGATTCTGCATCAGGTAATCACCCACATCATCTGTACCAGGATCATTACTTCCTGAAGCCGAAACAGATGCCCTAACAAGATCAATACAGGCTTCTAATGACCTGCCAGCCTCATTTTCAGCATCTACTTTTTCAATTACATGATTAACACTTGGCAGTCCCCAAAGCGTACTTAAACATCTTAAGCAGCCGTATCCAAATTTTAAAGTGTATTCCACACCATTAATTGTAATTTTCATGATAATTATTTTTATAATTTATAGTTGGTTAAATAAACCTGCCCGGAGGCAGGTGCTTTTTATAGTCTGTATTTTATAGATTACGGAGCAGGAACTTCAGTTAACACAAGATTACCGTTCCCTGTAAACGAGAATGTTCCTGTAGCACTTGATTCCGTAGATGCCGTTATGTTAGCCTGGTTAATAAATACCTTACCCGTAAACAGGAATTCGCCTTCTTCATCAGTGGTATACTGGAACGTGCATTCTTCCATAGCTAATGCTTTTTGCACCACATCGATAAAACTGTGATGCGTTAACGATACCGGATCTTTTTCCGCAACCAGCGCATTAAGCGAAGCCGTCCATTCATAATCCGATGGTATCGATATTTTTCCGGCAGTATCTTTTGTCGCAATGGATTCAAGGTTGAAAGTCATATCGATACTGCATTCTGTAGCATGGAATATTTTTTTTCCATCCAGGATAAGGCGTACATTTTTGCCTTTAATAATTTTATCCGCCATGATCTTTAATTTTTAAGTTAAAAGAATTGTTGTAAAAAGGGATTCATATTCCGGACTATAATCCGTTTCGACACTCCCCACATCGTATTTTTCGCTAAATATTCCTTTGCACACATCAATGAAATTCAGCATTTCAGTAAACTCATTAGTTGAGAAAAAAGCCTGTATACCTATCCTATATTCGTCACCATCCTTTGAAAGGGGATAAGAACTAATAGTGTATATCGCGAATGGCATAAGTGTATCTTTCAGCGCAACCAAAGGAAATAAACGGCTGCCTATCACATCTGTAAATTCAGGACGGCTGTTTATAAAACTTACTAATTCTACTGCCTTTTCGTTCATCGTGTACTGAGTTTATTTATTTCTTTTTGGATAAAAGCCACTACGCCTTTTTCCGCTTCAGCTGTTACCTGGCCTTTTGTTTGGTCATACGTATCACGCATAAAAGGAATGGCTGTAGTCCTGCTTTTTGCACCGCCCGCATTGTGTGCTTTTGCTTTCGCAGATGCCGAACGTTTCCTTTTAAATCCTTTGCTGTATATGTTATGACCATACTCAACAAAATTTCCATAGAAGCCATCGTTTATACCTTTAGTACGCGGCCCTACATAAATAGTGGGATTCGTTTTAGCTGCACCTTTTTTACCCGTGATCGCTCCAATAGATTTTGACAGGTTTTTAGGCTGTACTATTTTTCTTGTACGTTTACCCGATATCAGGTGTGCCTGTTTACTTACCGGAGCGTTACGCTTTGCCGCCTTAATCGTTCCCTGCGCTACCTTACGAAGCACCCTTAACATAGGTGCTTTCTTTTTCTTATCGTCAGCAAGAAGTATCAGTTTACGCTGCAGTTCTGCAAATCCTGTTATTTCAACTAGAGGACTACTCATAAGCGGTAACAAAAAGTTCTAAATGTGTGCGTTCAATTTCTTTAAGCGCATAAACGTTGTATTTAACATCACCGTCCTGCACTATCATATTACGACCGTTTTTAGCGATATCGCTGTAACGGCGTATTGTGTACGAACGGTTTACTTCGTTCAGTACAGCCCCTTCAATTACTTGCGATCCTGTCAGGTCTTTTAACATTGCCCGTGGTTTTGCAACCTGGATCAATGTTACTTTATGCTCTGACACCGCATTTACAATCGTTTCCGATCTGTAAATTGTAATTACCCTATCTAACTGCCCTGCAAACGGTACTTTTTCCATAGCTATTTCCAGTTAGATCTATAGTCACGCCACAAGTCCAAAACCGCAGTACTCGAACTACCAGTTGCGCGATCTTCACGTCTTAAATACAGATCACCGATGCGCAGTAATATTCCTGCTTTAACCTTAGAAGGGCAGGAGGTAGCCAATTCGACAATCACCGCTTTATCATTATCCGGTAACAGCGCAGGCAGATCATCACCTTTAAAGACAAGATCCACCGCACTGTTATTTAATTTGGATAATTGATAGTTTACTTCCGGCAATACTTCGTAAGTCACTACACCACCGTTATCGACTGCATAAGTAACTTCAGTAACCGAAGCATCTGCAAAAGCAGGTATAACCAAAGGCAATAAAAAATTATTCAGGTATACTTTCACGATTTGGAATAACGGATGCCCTGTATAGTTTTCTGCATCCTGCACCGCTGCATCGATATAAACACCAATGAGTTCATCATCATCAGTAAAATCAGCTTCGATGTTTAAATGCTTTTTAGCAAGTTCGAGGGTTACCGCAGTTCCTGTTCCGGGAAGTATTTCTTTATCTTTTATCACCTTTGGATAGTATTAAGGTTTTACACCGTCTCTTTTTTCAGCACCAGCCGCCGCTTTATCCGATGCATTTTCAGCACCGTTAACGGTTAGATCAGCTGCTTTTTTAAGTTCCTCTTTAGTGGGTTTAGCATCACCATCAACCGGAACAGCAAAACCCATCTCAATTAGTTCTTTAGCCTGCTTATCTTCAAATTCAGCTTCTTCACCGATATTGTACCCCAGGCCGAAATGGCCTGTGGGTGACAATACAAATCTTACTTTTTTCATAGGATCGTTAATATTATGTAGTTATCCAGTCTTTAACAATTGAGAATGCTTTTGGCTGACGGATCATAAGATCTACGAAAGTGTTTACGGTAACTTCCACATAACCTTCTTTTTTACGTGATTTATCATCTACAGACAAATCAAGGAAGCCCCACTGACCAATGTATAACTGGCTGAAATCACCAAAAATAGCAGCACTTAAACCTGTACCAGTACCTTTAGTAAGGTTAGACGGCATAAGGTTACTTGTACCTACACCATAACCGTTAATCGTGTTATCAGTACCCATCAGATAACCAAGATCACCAGCTTCATGTTTGGTAGTTTTTAACTTACCTCTTGTAACAGGGTTAATCAGGTAGTTCATTCGTGCAGCATTTGCATTTTCAATAAATACACTTGATTCCATCTGCACCACATTCGCCCAAGTAGGTGCCGCACCATTCGCACCACCAACAATTGGGTTAGTACCACTAACATTCAATATACCCGTAGGCTGATCGTTAGTACCGGTACCGTTAATACCCGCAGTATCAATAGCAAGTGCTATGACGTTATTAATATCATCGATCGTGTATTTTTCAAGATCAATAACAGACTGCATGATATTCTGCAAAGAGATCAGTACAGAAGCAGATAAACGTTTTGGCGTCATTGTTTTGCTGCCGTAAGCGTTTTTAGAATTCGGCACTGTATCTACTTCACCTTCCCAGGTTGCAGCAATACCACCGTTATTTACCGGGAACTTAAGATTGCCCTGTAACCCTGTTAAAAACGTTGCACCCATCATTTCTAAAACTGGCTTTGGCCTTAGCATTTCAATGATCGGCCTTTGCTCTGTAGCAACAAGGTTGCCACCGTAAGCACCTGAATCCTGAGTAACGGTTTGGCCATCGGCTCTTTTTTCAGAACGCCTGTCAAAAGTCGGGATAGCCAAACCACCCAAACTAACACCGGCAACTTTAGCGCGTTTTTCAGCTTCCTGATGGAATTCCAATTCTACACCGCTAAGCTTTTCACCATTCTGCATCTGCGAACGCATAGCTTTATACAGTGAATACCCTTCCTTCATTTTATCCAGTTCTCTTTCTTCACCATTAACAGTAGTAAGAACCGAAGGTGCTGTTTGCGCCATCATTCTCAAGTTTGCTTCGTACGCCTCGGCATCCTTAATTTTTTCGTTGAGCGCTTCAATTTGCCCCTGCATATCGCGAAACTCTTTTGTTTCAGCTTCATTCAAGGAACGTGTTTCTTTTTCAGCTGCTTCATGCAGCCTTTTTTGAGCCTCTATTAACGCGGCTCTTTCTTTGATAAATTCAAACGACTTTTTCATGTCTGTTTACAAATTTTGATTAATAATTAACTGCGCTTCCATTAAAGAGAGCTCTTTATCGTTAGGAATATTTTCCCTTATTTCCATGAATGCATCACGGCTTCTTTTCGCCACTGTAGTATCAGGATATGCCGCAAAAGTTACCGGTGATACATCATATAATATTTTACATTTTATTAGCCTCCTCAGATCCATTTTACCTTCTCTTTTTACCCATTCTTCTTCTTTAGGTACAAAAGAAAATGAAGACTCCGAAACATCACCTTTATCAATAGCATCTGCCAAATCCAGTGCATACTGTCTGTCAGGAGTTATAAAACGATACCATAAACCTTTTTCATCAATCCCTACTTCAAGCGTACCCTTACCTTTATAACAGCGCGCTAAAATTTGGTTTGCATCATGATTAAACAGGCAACGGATATCGTCACTAAGGACATCATCGAAAAAGCCTTTTTCAACTACTTCTTCAAACCATCCTCCAATAACGGTAGGCTTTTCAAATAATGCAGCGTAACCCTCTACGGTAAAATTTTCTTTTCCTTCACTATCGGCACGTTTTTCTACGCGCATATCCGATACTGCATAGCGGCGTTCTGCACCGTCTATACTTTTTATGTAATCTTTACTGCTCATTTTCTTCTATTTTAGCATCAATTTGAGTCTGTGTTTGTGTGTTTACCGGGAAACGTAATTCATCACCACCATCTTTTTTATTACGTTCTTCCATTTCCCTTATCTCATTAGGCGTTAGTATGCCGTTATTAACCATTTTAGAATAGAACTCACCTCGTGATTTAGTATCGGCGCGAAGCAGTACATTCATATTGCCTTTAATGTATCGGCCGCTTTTACGTTCCGCCCGACTTAAAAGCTTTTTAGCACTTTCCTGTTCCACGCTCGTTACTAGGGGCTGCACGCTATCTACAAGCCAGTCAATAGCCATTTGCTCCACGTTATTATTTGTACTTTGTGTAAGGGATTTTAGTTTGTATAATGGCACATTGAACCATCGTGCGATATCTTCAATATTGAATCGTGCAGATTCGATTAATTGTGCTTCCTGTGGGGTTATTGTGATTGATTTGAATTTAAAACCATCATCCAGTACCACAATGCGGTCGGGAGATTTCTGTTGCATTGCAGAATTCCATGCCGTTTTAATCTTTCCTTTAGCATCATCCTGGGTTAACTGCTTATCTGTTTCTATAACACCCTGTCTAACACCTTTATTCTGGAAGTTGGTATAACTAAATTCCTGAACTTCCAATCCTGTATTCAGATTTAGACAGGCGTAAGTAATAACTGAAATACCACATATACCATCAAAACTGAATATTTTATAATGCAGTACTTCAGAAGAAAGAAGCGTTTCACCTTTTACCTGATATACCAGTCTTCCATCTACTTTTTTAATATCGTAAACATCATCCCAGGCAATGTATTTTACATACGCTACACCGTTATTTCTTCCAATGATCTTAAAAAGGCAGTTGCCTCGAAGCATTAAAGAAATCCCTTTTAGCTTTTTAAAATGGAAAGGTGTAAGATATCCATCTTCACCATCCGGCTCCTGGTTCAGCATCCAGTCTACAGGATGATCCTTTAATCTTTCGCGACCTTCATCTGTCTTTTGATAAACACAAAAAGGAACAACACCCAGGGCATCGCTCTTAATATCTACAGCATTGTAAACCGCACTTAGCTTTAGGGATTGCTTGTAATTGACCGCACGAGATCCTTTTACACCACCAAAGGCATATAAGTCGGAAAATAAATTCCCACTCTTTGCGGCACCTTCATCAGCAGAACGCTTTGAGGATAGCATATCGGAAAAAGCACGGTCTATTACATTCATACCCAAACTTATTAATAGGGTAAAAGTACTTTTGGTGTTTTCCGTAGAGGTGAAACATTGTTTCGTTTTTACGAAAATGTTTAATTAATTTTTTTCTTATGTGATTTTGGAATAGCTTTGATACATGAATTATTGAGTTATGAAAGTGATAAATATTGATCCTAACGGAAAGTTCCAATTCTTTATACCTGAAGTGTCTACAGAATTAGAAATACCTTTTATATCCGGCGGCATCAGCGCGGGGTTTCCTTCACCTGCACAGGATTTCATGGGAGAAAAGATTGACCTTAACCGTATCCTGGTTAAACACCCATCAGAGACGTTTTATGCCAAAGTAAAAGGAAATTCCATGAAAGATGTGGGTATACATGACGGTGATACCCTTGTAATAGATCGCTCACTGGCACCGGAAGACGGTAAGATATTCGTTTGCTTTATTGACGGGGAATTTACAGTTAAGAGGGTACAGATAGAAAAGAAAACAAAAACAATTTGGCTTGTAGCCGAAAACGAAGCGTACCAGCCTATCAAGGTTACGGAAGAAAACGAAAGCTTTCTTATTTGGGGTAGAGTGATCCATGTTATAAAAGACTTTTAGCTATGTACGCTTTAGTTGACTGCAACAATTTTTATGCATCCTGCGAACGGGTTTTTAATCCGCTGCTTAGGGAAAAACCTGTTGTTGTATTATCTAACAATGACGGATGCGTAATTGCACGTAGCAACGAAGCAAAAGCATTAGGCGTGCCAATGGGAGCACCTGCATTTGAATACAAACATTTATTCGAGGAGCACGATATAAAAGTATTTTCTTCCAACTATCCGCTTTACGGAGATATGAGCAGCAGGGTAATGACTATACTAGGTGAATACACCCCGGATATAGAAATTTACTCTATTGATGAAGCTTTCATGAAGTTTGAGGGATTCGATACATATTTTGATCTTTACCAGTACGGCATAACCATACACAAGCGAATTTTAAGAGGTACCGGTATTCCCGTCAGTATCGGATTTGCACCGACAAAGGCACTGGCCAAAGTAGCCAACCGGATTGCAAAAAAATATCATAAGCATTGGAATAACGTTTATGTTATGGACTCTGAAGAGAAACGTGTCAAAGCTTTAAAATGGCTTAAAGTGGAGGACGTTTGGGGTATTGGCCGCCAGCATGCAAAACGATTGAATGCTATTAAAGTTTTTACGGCTTACGATTTTACACAGCTTCCGGATGAATGGGTACGTAAAAACATGAGCGTTGTAGGCTTACGATTAAAACACGATCTTGAAAATAAACCGTCCATCGGTTTTGAAGAGATCAAACCGAAGCAAAACATAGCATGCACACGAAGTTTTGAAGGGATGATATCGGATAAAGACCTACTAAAAGAAAGATTAGCCACCTTTGCCGGAACAGTTGCGGAAAAGCTTCGTAAAGAAGGAAGCCATACACGAATGGTGTGTGTGTTCCTGCAAACAAACCGGTTCCGTACCGATTTACCACCTTATAACCCATCGATCATGTTCCCGGTTGAATTCCCTACCAATTCCACTATGGAAGTTATCCGTATTGCTCACATGGGACTAGATAGGATATACAGGCCCGGGTACCATTATAAAAAAGCAGGGGTAATAGTAATGAACATCACACCAGCCGAAAATTACCAAATGAACCTGTTTAAAGGGGAGAACCCCAAACACCAGGACCTCATGAAAGTAATTGATTCGGTAAACAGGAGCACCGGAAAAGACGTTGTAAAATTTGGAGGGATGGCTTTAGATCGTAAATGGAAAATGAAGCAGGAAAGGCTATCACCATGTTACACTACCAACCCGAAAGATATAATAACTGTAAACTGTCTATGATATGTGTTACACCTACAAAGCACCGGCTAGTAAAAAAAAGATGGTTGATCTATTCAGTGCAGATTTAGATGCTGCTTTTGAATTTACTGAAGGAGTAAAACTATTTGGCTTCGATCACCCACATGCGGCAATCATTATCGATAAGAATCCAAATATAATTACTTCAGGATATTGGGGACTTATTCCATATTGGGCAGCTAAACAAGATCGAAAGGAATTCTTTAAAAAAGCCAACACGCTAAATGCCAAAATTGAAACCGTAGAAACATTAAACTCCTATAAATCGAATGTTGATAACAGATGTTTGATACTAGCACAAAGTTTTATTGAATACAAGCATGTACTCACAACCGGCACAAAAGTAGATAAACAACCTTATGAGATTTCGCTTCCTTCAGGTGATCCGTTTGCAATGGCAGGTATTTACTCAATGGTTAATAACGAACCAACTTTTACGATCCTTACCACCGAAGCCAATACACTAATGGCAGAAATCCATAATTCAGCAAAGCGAATGCCTGTAGTTATGACAATAGACGAACAAAAATTGTGGTTAAACAACGAAAAGTTAGAACCTTATAAGAACCGCAGCGAGATCGAGCTAAAAGCAGTACCAATTACCAGGTAATTAAAAATCGTAAAATTCCAGTTGTACTATTTGGTAATTAAATACTGATTCTTTTAAAGTAGCTACATTACCACGATCAATAACCGCCAAAACTTCCTCAAAAAAGGCAGGCGTATCAGGCGTAATTTCATCCGGTACATTTATACTTGTAAGGATATAAGTTGTATATTCTTTTCCTTTAGATAATTTTGCATGCAATTCATCATCCAGCACAAAGGGTTTTGGGGCAATAATCAATTCCGTATCCGCAGGGACCATTATTTCACCGATGTTAGGAAAGTTATCCGGTAGGTGGCCTTTCACAAATTTTAATTCTTTACCGCCAGGTATAGGGGTTAATACGTTATAGTAAATCATTGGGTAACAAATTATCGTTAGGAACTACCGGGTAATTTATATCTATGCCAATTACTGTTTTCATTAATGGCAGATCACCGGCAGTATAAATATAGGTAATTTCGGGTTTATTCAATTCAAGATCTTCCAGGACATAATAATATACATCTTCACCACCATCATGGAAGTCTACAATTTCATCATCCATAAGTAACCTTATTTCAAAAATAGTAGCATTTTCAATTACAGGAGTTTGATTGTCATTCTCATTATCAATTTCCAAATCGTGAATTTCATCATAATTTTCTAAAGCCACAACACCTTCACGCAGCTTAGAAATAACCTGATTAATCACAACCTCATTTCTATTATCTTTTTCATCCGGAATTACTAAATGATCCAGATACTTAAACAGAACCAGGAATCGTCTCATAACTAATTGTTTTTATTAAATTTAAAAAATTAAAGTATGACAATCAATTATTTACAATTTACTTAACAAGCATTACCTATTGGATATTTAAACGATTTCATAATAAGCATCAAACTAAAATTTATTAAATCAATTTTAAGTCTTTAAACTTTCGGATTATCAGATAGCATATAAGCACCATATATTATCTATACATCCATATCTATGTTGATGCAAAAAAAAGAATATTATAAGCTAATTATGCTACACTATTAGTTTATTGTTAACTTCGTCCTATTAACCTAAAAACCACAATACCATGGAATGGGATATTGTTTGGCAAAAGCCAGGACCTGGAATTTTTATTTTGATAGTTGGCGTATTAAGCACTGGCATCGCTTTTTATCAATATTATGGAGCGGAAGCTTCTGCAAGGAAAAACGAAAATTTAACAAAAGAGGTGCTAACTAAACAAGGAAATTCAGAGCTTCTACAAAAAGAAACTATTAAAAAAATTGAGGGTTATGGATGGCCCTCTGTTGTGCCCCAATACATAGATATGAATAGGATGACATTCATACTAGAAAACACTACGCCTTATCCAATAATAGATATAAACATATTATGTAACAACTATCTCCGACAAGATACTTATAGACCTAAAGTTGATGGTGATAAAGTGATATACCGCCCTGGAGAGTGGAATCGTGCAGAACCCAATCAAGCAATCTTTAATTTATCTCAAAATAATAAAGTCAATCTCCCTGTCCTTGTATTGTTAAATAAAAACGAACACTTTATAACCTTCAAAGTAGGTGCGAGAAATATGACTATCCTACATTGCTACTATATCCGTTGGGACGAAAATACTCAAAAGTATTTAATCAGCAAGAGGCTTTATGATGCAACCAAAGCAGAATCGATACCTGTGTTTATTTCAAAAAAAACAGACCCTTTTGATGACCAATTTTGGAATGACCATTTTTATGTAAATAAATATCTATACGTTTATTAAATATGACACCAAAGATATAAAACGCTAAATCATGACAATACAAGAACTTGATAATTGGTTTGCTAACGCGAAACTACCGGAAGGACCAATACTGCTATACCAGGGAACCACCATTAATAATGTGCAGGATTTTGTAAGAAGTCATTTTAGTGTGATAAAAAACAATCCAAACAGCAAACTTATTCAGCCATTCATTGATAGACTGCATGCTTTAAAATGTCTTTTGGCATCACAATAGTTATTCGCTATATAATTCACCTGCATTACCTAGCATCATTAAAAAATTAGCACAATCTGCAATTAGTTCCTTGCATTCAGAATGCGGTGATTTTTTACCTAAAGCAATAATTAGTTTTGCTTTATGGTATTCAATTTCATTAAGTATTTCTTTAACATCTCTAAATTCATTCCAGTCACCTTTATGAGAATTGTTTTCTAGTTCCATTTGCATCTGCTCTGCAAATGCTAAAACTTTTGGGTGTAATTCCATGTTATTATTTATTAATTATAGCTCTTGACATCAATCCGCCTTTTAAAACATGATCTAATAAAGGTTCATTTTTTCTTATTTTAAGTAATTCTCTTAAAGATGGCCTGTACCATTCTTGTGTAGGTTTTTGATCTGGAAGAATATCTGTGTAAAAAGTGCTTGTTGAAAAATCACCGCATTCCTCACACTTATGTTTAAACGGCGTAACACCAGCATCAGAATCTTTTGTTTTAGTTATATGACCACACTGGCACTTGTAACAATTTACTCTGTTAGAAAGATCAATTTTGTAAAAATCATCTTCCTTAACGCTTTTCATAAGTGCGGTAAACTTTCTCTCTAATTCTCTTTGACTTATCATGTTATTATTTATTAAGGCTTTCGCCTGATTGGTTAAAACATTCGTGGCTCTCTAATTCATCGCCTTGAAAATTAACTTTTATAGTTTTTTTGCACTTTGGGCAAATACCACTATATCCTTATAAACTACCATCCGGTAATATTTCTGCCATACTATTCGTTTTAAGCTTTCGCTGTTAGTTACCAAAATATACTTCGTGAAGTTCTCTATCTGTAGCGGTATATTGTGGCGGCCATTGATTATGATTATCCGACCTATACCAATATTTTACCATCTGAATTCCATTGCCAACCATTGTTATTAATCCATCTAATAAACTCATATAATCCTGCACTATATTTCATACTATTTTGTATTTGTTGTTAGTTTCTTTAAGCATTTCTTACATGTGTTTTGATCTACATGATTCTCAATGACATGAGTTAAACCCTCAATAATTCCTTCTTTATTTAGTTTTCCATAGCATTGAAACCAATTAGACTTAACCCCACAAAGTGGATTGCCGTCAGGTGTAGCTATATGAACCTTTGTTTTTTGATTAGGTAGCATTCCGCCATAAGCAAAAAAACCTTTGGAATAATCATTTTTTATCATGGCTTTATTGTTACTACGTTAGAGGTGTTAAGTATTGAGTCTTTGTCAATTTCAAAAGACGAATAAGCATCATTGAATGTTTCTATTGTATCATAACCGCCTTTGTCAAATGTTCTTCTTATTAAAGAATTAGAATAACATCTATTTATTTGTTCCTCACAGCATTGTTTGGCGTGTTCCTGCATGGCTCGTTAAGAATATCTTCCAACGTATTTGCTGTTATTGTGCCAACATCAATACAGGTTCTAACTTGTTCAAAGTTTTCAAATAAATGCTTTACAGCTACTTCGTTTTTAATTTCTTCTATGCTTTTCATTATTTCGCTGTTAGTTATTCCTCATTTTTAGGTCTCATTGCTTTTAAAAGATATACACCTGCCGATAGAATAGAAATAACCAGCAATACAGTAAGCGCATAACGAACCCAGTTTTTTGCAATAAAATCGAACTCTAGTAAACAGCTTGCTAAAAATGCCAGCAGGAATACTATAAGGGCTGTAAATATTATTCTCATTGGTTTTGTTTTTTTAAGATTCTGTTCTTAGTTACCCGGAAAGAATCAAAGCTGCTGTACTTTTCTTCACCAAAGTATTCCAGGTACTGATCGTTTACCGCGTTAAACGCTTCTTCATTGGTTCGGGCTACCGAAAGCACATTAAAATATGCCTGGCAAAATCCTACAGGTGTGTTTAACTGCTTCATTAGTTCTGTTTGCTGCATGGTTTCATGAACCTTTTTTTGCAGCATGATTTCTACTGTTATTAAATTATTTTCCGGCATAATGGGGTAGTGTTTTATTGTTTAACATTCAAAGGGCACATCAGGGTTATTGTAAATACTTTCGTTGGTATCTTCAGGCGGTGAAAGCGAACCACCCAGGGCATTAATGATCGCTATAATTCCATCAATACGGCGGCCGTTTACATTGCTTTGACCTTTGTGTACTTTCATATTGTCATTAGCATCGCGGTAAATTTGGCATCCGGCAAGCATCCATTCTAAAATTGGGTTTCCATCGTGTTTAATTTTACCCGAATACACCAGTCGTTCAAATTCTTTTGTTGGTCCGGATATTTTTCCGATTCCCTGCTCAAATTCAGAAACATTTACACCCTGATTCATTAGGTTTGTGGTCATTTGGCAGGCGTTCCATGGATCAATTTCTATACGATCGATATTGTATTTTTTATAAGTGGCTTTTATGGTATCTTCTATATAATCATAGTCGATTACATTGCCTGGCGTTGCAGTAATAAACCCTTCGTCCGTCCAATAGCGATACGGAACACCATCGTTTTTACTTCTTACATCAATATTATCTTTCGGGCAAAAGAACCAGGGCACAACATAACGATCCATATTCTCGTCGGGTTCACTAAGCAAGACGTAAGCAGAAATATCCAGTTTTGTAGATAAATCCAAACCAACATAACCACCAAATTTTTGAAATTTCTCTAAAACTTCATTTTCTTTAAGTGTATGTTTGTTCTGCTGCCATATTTCGTTTGGAATCCAAATTTTCGGAGCATCCACCCACATATTTAAATGTTTTGTCTTGAAATTTGGTATTTTTGATAATTGGAGTTTTGCGTTTTCGTATTCCTCCATGATACCTTTCAATTCTAATCCATGCCCTAATAATGGGTTAGCTTTAATCCAATTGTTTTGATCTTCCCAATCATCACCGGCATCGAGATCGTGAATCATGATAAATAAGTGATCTAAATCTTTTGCGCGGCCTTCCAAAACTTCAATAACACTATCTTCATATCTTTTGCAAGCACTTTGTACATTGGTTCCGGCTGTAGTGATATGCCATACAATAGGTTGGGAGCGCATAACCATCGATGATTCTAAATTTTCTTTTACACTATCATCTTTGTGAGCATGGTATTCGTCAATTATAGCCAGGTGTGCATTAATACCATCCTGCGTTTTACTATCACCACCCAAAGCCATCATCACAGAATTTGTTCCGGAAAAGCCAATTACCCTTTGCTGGGTAAAAAAGCCTAATCTCCTTAACATCGGGTTCGCTACATGGCTATCAATAAAACTTTTTGCCTGTTTCCAACAAATACGCGCCTGATCTTCTTTTGTAGCACCTACATATACCTGCGCTTCGCTTTCAGCATCCACACTAAGCATTACTAATGACAACCCAGCCATTTCAGCAGATTTGCCGTTTTTCTTTGCGCGTTTATCATAAACCGTTTTTATCCTGCGCAGGTCATTAGCCTTATCAGGTTTTGAACCTGTCATTTTTTTCCATGCAAACACATTGTACATTGTAAAAGCCTGAAAAGGTGCTAAATGAAACGGTTTACCCTGCATTTTACCGGTAGTATGATTAATAAACATCGGGAAAAAGTTCACTACAAACATTCCAGCCTTATGATCCAGGTAAAAACCTGAAGTGTCGGCTTCATCAATCCATTTATAAAAGCGTTGCACAGCTTGTTTTATCCTTTTACCCGTCACTATTTTACCATCCAATACATCTTGCGCATATTGAAAAGGAACAGAAGAAAGCATTTCGGGGGTTATTTTCATTTAGAAAAGTGTTAATTGTTGAGCTTTTAAAATATTTAATGGTAAAAATGTGATTTGAGGCCCCTGAAGTACATATTTAATTCCTTCATGTTTGAATAACCTACCATCATAACCCCTTTCTCTAATACCTTGGTATATAGATATTGAATGTTCCTTTTCAAATAATGGAGATATTTTACCATTGTAGTTGCAGTGTAAAACAGCACAATATCCCCAACAACTTATCCACCCTAAAGCCCCGCTTGATTTTGTACCTGTAATTACAATGTCTCCGATTTGAAGTCTGATTATTTTTTTTACTTTATCGCTTGAAAGTTCCATACATGAATTAGCATTACACAATTTATCAAGCATAATTGGCGAAACATATTCATTCATAATTTTAATTTTTAAATGATTATTTGTTTGTAAGCACTATGCATTTTTAAGTTCCAGCAATTGTTTAAATAAATCAAGTTGGCCGCTTTCGGCGGCAGTAACAAGTTCTTTTTCACTTTTAGGATCAAGTCCAAAAAGTTTAGCGGTTTTCATCATGGTATCTGCTGCATCATTACGCACAGTCATTTCAGTAGTAATATTTGTTGCGCCGGTTTTAAATGTTTGTATAAAACCAGTTCCAGGAGCATGTTTGTTTTTCTCGTTTATAGCTTTGCACGCCCATTGCCATTGGTCAAAGGCAACGGCAAAAATTTCAAGAGTAGGTAAGTAGTAGCTTTTCAAGCGTTCAGCCTGAGCCAAAAATTTACCCATCATTAAATATCCTTTTTTCGCACCCGTGCTTAAATGTGCCGGGGGTGCAGGTACAACCATAAGTGTACTTTTACCCTTATTAATACTTACTACGTCCATTTTCGCATTCATAATACTTCACTTTAAAATTCACTAACTAACAACTTGATACCCCCCCCTTAAAACTTACCCCGAGTAAAATTCTAGCTAAGCAGCGATGTACATAAGGTTTGTTTATCAGAGATTTGACCCCATACCCCCTGCGTGCCTTTCACGTCCCGATTTGCTATCGTGATGCGGTTTACATAGAGGTTGTAGGTTCGATTCATCATATCCTGCACCACCATCTTTTACCCTGATCTTATGATCGACTACAGTTGCCTCAGTTACTTTATCTTCAGCTTCACACATGCAACACAAAGGATGCTTTACTAGATAAGCTTTCCTTAAGTTTCTCCATTTGCGACCGTTGTAATCAAAATCATCACGGGTGCGGGCACGCTCAAAAGGTTTGCTTTCAGGTACCCAGGGCCTGTTTACTTTCTGTGGTCTGTTTGCCATCTTTAACTTACTTGATTAAGCGCATCATATTTGCGTTTAAACTGTTTATACTCATCAAGCGAGTACTCTAAAGAATCATTCAGCCTACATCTAAAAATAAACTCTAAACAATCAATGTGTTGTGCCTCCACGATTAATCCTTCTTTACTTGCTAACGATTGCAAATCTGTTAGCCATGCACATAATTCTGATTTCATATCTATCAATTTTAAAATGGTGTATCATCATTATCATTACCTACTATTAGTGCTCCAAACGCTTCAGATGCAGTAGGAGTAGGCAAAGGCTTTATGACATTACCTTCAGCTTCTGCATACATCATAGCATCCTGTCTATCAGTATCCAGTCTATCATCCGGATCCATGAACTTAGTTTTGTTTTCATCAAAGAATAATCCTTTACGACCTAGATCACCATTACGATTCTTTGCAATAATGAACTCAGCATTAGCACCCATCGCTGCCATATCATCATCAGGTTCTAGTTTGTAGTAGGACGGTCTGTATATAAATGCCACAACATCTGCATCCTGTTCTATCGCTCCACTCTCTCTAAGGTCAGCAAGCATAGGGCGTTTATCACCGCGCTTTTCGAGATCACGGCTAAGCTGTGATAACAGTATGATCGGTATATTTAGTTCTTTAGCAAGCTTCTTAAGGTTACGGGTTATAGTAGAAATTTCCTGTTCCCTGTTGCCATTCTTTTTCAACTGGGAGAAAGACATCAACTGCAGGTAATCGACAACAACTTTGCGCACCCCGAACTTCCTGACCCACAAACGAATCTTTGCCATCACGTCCATTAGATCACTGGAGTTATCATCCCAGTACACAGGGTACTTACTCATTTCAGCCTTAATCATCATGAACTGCTCAAAGTATTTTGTTTTTGAGAAACCATCCCTAAACAACTGCTTTAAATGGAAATGGCTGTTACATGCTACCATTCGTGTAACCAACTGCACGGTGCTCATTTCAAGAGAAATAAAACCCACAGGAACATTACTCTTAACACAATCCAAAACACCCTTCATAACCAATGAGGTTTTACCCATGCCGGGACGCGCAGCAATTATAATCAAGTCCGATGGCTGCCACCCACCAGTAGAAAGATCTACTTTCTTAAATCCGGTATGAACACCGCTTATTTCGTTTATAGATTTACTGGAAACCAATTCAATACGTTTCTCAACCTGGTTAAGTGCTGCAACCATTAGCGTATCACCACGACCCGTACTCGTTTGTTCTATAAGGCTATCTAGCTTTAATGATGCATCACCCAACAGATCGAATATATCGGCATCAGCATCATAAGCTTTTGCCATAGTTTCGGCTGCATCACGTATCATTTGGCGTTTTACATAGAACTGAAGCAACAACCTGCAATGGTATTCGATATGAGCAGAAGAGGAAATCTTTTGCGTTAGCGTAATCAGATTCCAGTCACCGCCAGCGGCTTCTAATTCCTTTGTGCTTCTTAATTGCGCATTCACCGATACTAAATCGATAGGTTCATTTTTTAAATGCAGTGCCTGTATTGCTGTAAAAATTACTTTGTTAGATTCTTTATAAAACACAGCAGGATTCTTAATCAGCATTAAAGCATCATCAACCCCTTTTTTATCGATTATAATTGATCCTATCACAGCATCTTCAATATCGATTGCATTCGGGGCAATCTTACCTTTTTCCAGCTTAACGATATCTGATTTATCAATTCGTTGTGATGGTATGTTATTTGTTTCTGTCATTTTTTTTTAGTCTAAAGGTTTTGCCATGTATGCAGGACCGGTAATATTTTTATCAGGTTGAGCAAACTGCTCTTTTCTTAAATTCCCAATCCATGTTTCAGCAAGCATTTTCATTGCTCCGATCAACACTCTTGGTTTTAGTTCCAAATCATCTTTATCAACCCGGTTATTGAAGTAGGTTTTAAAGGCTTCGAAATCGGTTATTTTAGACTTGAAATTCATTAGCGCAGATTCAAGTTGAGTAGGAGCATTTTTTTCTAAAAATTCGAATGCAGTTTCGATATATATATTACTTGTATTATTAATTGTAATATTCTCATATATTGGTTTGACCTTTTTGTCAAGAGGTATTGATTTTTTTGTCAAGACCTCTTGACCTTTTTGACAAGACCTATTGATTATTTTGTCAATAGTAATCCTGCGTTTATTTCCTTCAATATGTAAGATTTCTACTTCAATATATCCTGCATCCCTAAGCTGTGAAATCCACCTCGAAACCGTCTCACTAGACACGTCATAAAGTGTTGCGAAATACTCATTTGGTGCCCAGCAAAAACCCTCTTTATTTGTCAATGCGGTAATTTCTCCATACAAGAGTTTAGCATTAGGTTTTAACGACCTGTCATACCGAACAGGAGAAGGAATATTTGCGTAATAACTAGGCTGATCCATAATGCTATAATTTTACTTCCCTTGTTTAAGCTTAAAAAAATTGATCTGCATCTGCTTTGCACTAATAATGGTATTTGCCAGTTTACTCATAGCTTCAGCCTGTTTATAGTCTGATTCAGTAGGGTTATTACTAAGCTTATTAAACATATTCAACAAGGCAGTGTTAACAGTAGCCGTTTCATATGTAGCGGCAGTAAGCGCAGTAGTAGTTTCCGGATCCATAATAATTTCAGTTTTAAGTGTTATTAGTTCTTTGTTAGGGATAAATACCTTTTTCACAGGTTCATCTATAGGCAGTAGCTTTATCTGCCTTAAAAAGGTCTCAAACTGGCTTTCGTTTTTTACGAATGTTCGTTGGGGTGAATACACCGTGTAATTATTCATATAGAACCGAACATCAGTTACATCATACCGAACCCTGTTTAATTCAAAGCTTCTATGTTTTAGTTCCAGAAGCGCTTTTAATCTTTTTGAGTCTTCCATTTAGTTTTACTTCGTTACGTTTCATTTCAATTAGATCACTATGGTTTTCTATAAATTCCTGAATTTCTTCAGGATCACGTACATTCATATACCTTTTAAGTATACAGGTATCACGAAGCCCGTTATCCAGTAGATTTTCACGTTTTGTTTTCAATACTAGGTTTTCAGGATTCCAGTTCATTTTATTCCCATCCCGTACCTCAATCACTGCGCCTTCAGGAATGGACCCGAAATGCTTTTCATATTCTAGCCGGTTTTTCCGCGCCCAGTTCTCATGCCCGCAGCCTTCTTTTACTTTTTCAAAAACATCACCATTAGAATGCACAATCAATGTTCCTATAGGCTTTTGATGCCAGGGAATATTACCAGGCTTAAACCTTCCTTTTTTCGTCTTTTCAATATTTTCAGGAGTCATATAATCCACCTGCTTTTTACCTGTATTCCACGAAACAGAACCCTTTTTAAACTGGAACTGCGAAAGGATATCTTTGTTTTCAAACGCCCATATCCTGCGGGCTTCTTTAATCATGTCGCTATCCCTCATAAGCTTTAAGATAAAAGCACGGGCATACAAAGCGCGCCTAGAGCATTTCAGGTCATTACACATTTTATTAAGATCACCTTTTGCATAATGCTGTTTCAGATAGGCATCATCGTAATCCTGCCAAATCTTCTTACCGCAAAATCCGGGTGCTTTTTTAATACCGTTCCTGTTTGCCATCGAAACGACCGCAGTATTAGATTTACCCAGTAATAAAGCCAGTTCTTTAGTTTTCATTATTGGATATTTCTGTTTCAGGATTTCCATATCTTCATCTTCCCAGGGATCCATAATCAAAACTTTTTAAGTTTTTGTATTTTCTCATTCAGGTATTTAGTAATCACGGCATCACAACGGCTTGCGGAAATTCCGGTAACAGCCGAAAGACTTTTTGCGGAATTATCTTTACTGGATAACCATGTATCAATAATCTTTGTGCGTTCAGCATCTGTAAGCGGTTTGTTTGCCATGCTATTAAAAATTTACTTGGTTACTTGATTAGGGTATTTTTCCGAAGCTGCTGCACCGCAGTTATAATATCACTATGGGCAATCCAAATCATTCTTAAGAGAATTGCCACGATAACTACAATCGATACAACCAGGACTATAGCGACTACATATAGCGAGCATAGTAAAACAGTTTCATATATTTCCATGATCGTAATGCTTTATTTATTCTCCGGAACATATCCCGGCACGTGATACACTTTACACAACTCAAAGAATTCAGGAATCGCAACTGCCTGTCTTACCAGGTCAGGATTTACAAAACAAAGGCGGGCAACGACATTCGAGCACGTATCCCAGCGGTAGTAGTCGAGAAACGCAAACCCGGAACCCGAAGGGGAACCTTTATAAAAAACAGGGAAGTAAATACTATCACCTTCGTGGCCTTTATTTAAAGCTTCCGTCCATATCACTAACTTATCATGCGCTATCATTCCGCTACGCAGATGTTCAGGGGTTTTGGAATAATCAGGTAATACCGTCAATGGATCATACCCCATTTCAGCACAGGCCATTTCAAAAGTTTCAATTTGTTTCATATCTAAAAATTTAATTGGTTTACACTATTTTATCACATTCATTACACCATTCCTTACGGCTTCTTTTACCACCAGGCGCACATATTCCATCACCAGGGCAATGCTTGCTATTGCCGTTAACCTGTTTATCAAAATCAACGTTGCGCTGTTTTGTAGCTTCATAACTCAATCCGGGGATAACAGGAAACTGACTGCCTACATAGCAATTACACTTCAAAGCCTGCGCGGCCTGTATATGTTCCATCACAAAGAGTTTATTACAGTTACTAAAACCCAGGAAAGCGGGCGGGCCATGTGTTTCAAGCAGTTCAATTTCATTGCCGTATAAGCCTATCATTTTACCCTTCATAGCAATTAAGAATTAAGGTTATAAGGTTTCGCACCTTTAGTGATACTGCCTTTTATATCAAGAATATTTTTAGTATTCAATGATGATTTATTCACCTTTCGGTGCCGCCCGTCAGAGCCTCCCAACTCATTCAGGGCGGTAGTAGCTTCACTTTTGAGACGTGCAGCATTTGCCATTACCTGACTCGAAACCTGTATTAGTGTTTCGGCATCATCAGCTATTTGTTTTAAAGCCGCTTTGCGTTGTTGTATGTTCATTACCATTCGGCTTTTAGTTGTTCTAATATGTTTTCCATCTTGCTCAACAGATCATCAGAAATATTTCTGAAATGCCAAAAATTATTTACTTCTGTAATAGTTAGATTTGGATAATAATGGCACGATATTGCATTTAATGCAACTAGAGAAGTAAACCCTTTTGCAAAAAATTCCTGTAATAATGCCGTTGCGCGTCCTGCATTCTTAATCCTAAGAAGAGAACCCTTTTCACGTTTCGTTAACATTTTTTTATTTAGAATCATTACATTTGCATTATAAATCCTGTACAGGATTATTATTATTAAACAAATATAATTAAATAATATGATTAAATAATAATAAAAAATCATATTATTTTTAATAAAATATGTATATAACTGATTATGAATGAATTAAACAAAAAAGATAGATTAAAATATTTGCTTGAAATGATTTTAAATAATAATATCACGGCTTATGAAATAGGAGTGAGTAAAAATTTAAACATTTCTGCGTTAGATAAGATTATTAAAGGTATTACTAAAAACCCTCAAAACAGTACCTTAGATGCAATTGAGGACTATATATCAGAGAAACTTTTAGTTCAAGATGTACAATCGGTTAACGAAAAACCGACTGAATATAATATGATTAAAAAATTACAATTTAATCATGATGATGTAGCGAATTATGTAATAGAAAATGAGGACGAACTTTTAAAAAATAAAAAATTCGCGATCTGGTATAAAAATATTATTTTAAAAGCACAGGTAGATATGTTAAAAGATGAACTTAAAAAGAAGTAGATTTTTGAAGCAAGTCTTTTAAAATAATCAATAAGTCAGCTTTCTCAATTTCCAATAGCCTGTTTTCATTTTCCAACGCCACAAGCCGGCTTTCTGCCATTCTTTCAGGATCATTCGCCATAGGGTAAGGTGATTAAAGAAATGTGTGACCCAGTACAACGCTGTAGTTTAAATATTTATTGGATAAATTGCTATATTTGTTAATTAAACCCTTACAAAAATGAAGAACTTTACTATACTATTATTAATTTCTTTACTTGTATCCTGCAACAGCAGTATAATTGATAAAAAATATACTTACATAGAAATTGAAAAAAGTACCGATTCTCCATATTTAGAAAAGGAAAAAGAAGAACCTTTTACCGCGGAATCTGATTCAGCTGCTGTTTTATTTAGTTATAAGAAATATTTTATTGCTCAAAAAGCAAATGATATAACCTACGCCAGAACACATATAAAATTTAAAGATGTCATAGGCTTTAAAGTCCATGATGAAAAAGGAAAAGATATTAGGGATATCGAATTCATTAAAAAGGATAGCCTAATTGCGGATTTACAAAAGAGCATTAATAGCTTGAATGGGGGATTAGCTACCTCATATGTTCCACAACAGGAAAATTCAGAAACTCCTAAAATTGACAATGAATCATTCAAGAAATTAAAATCATTATTTAATTTTAAAAAAGACGAATTTGACCCATCGGGATTAACCTGGGTAACTCCAAAAAGCGCACCTAACTATGTAAACGTAAATAGCATTTACTGTTATTTTCAAGAAAATAATGGGGTAGCTAGTAATTTAAGGTTAAAGTTTCAATACGAGGCAGAAGATTGGCTTTTTATTCAGAAATGCCAATTTTTAATTGATGGCAAAGCTTATGAATTCATACCACTTAATACGCAAACAGATGTCGGAAATGGAGGAATCTGTGAATGGTTCGATAATTCGATTAACTATTCTGATTCGGAATTAATTAATGCTTTAGCTAACGCAAAAGAAGCTAAGGTTAAAATAATAGGAAGACAGTACCACAAAATAAAACCTATTACAACCAAACAGATAAAATCTATAAAAAACACGCTGGATCTTTATAAAGCAATGGGCGGAACAGGTATATGACAAGACTTATAATTTTAATTTTGTTAATAACCTTAATTTCCTGCAAATCTCAATCGGGCACAATTTGGTTAACTGAGGAGGAGGTTAATATGCCGCAATACGATACCATTGTAATGCCTTATTTAAATGCCAGGTGCATTTATAACGATAGCACATCAGAGAAACCAGTGCGCGTACAAGGATATTTTAAAAAAGACAGTACTTATGTAAAGCCGCACAAAAGGAGCGTGCCTAAATATTAAAACTATGGAAAACCAAGCTTTACCACAATTCTTAAAAGATGCTTATTGCGATATTGATAGAGAATTAAATGATTTAATTGAAAAATTCGATTTTTCATACAAAACAACTGATTACGATTCTTTAGATGATAATGAAATGATTGACGAAAAGAAGAAAGAAATTTTAAGGAAATATTTTAATGAAGCTTTAGGAATTGCGGATAGCAAAGCACAAAAAAATGCTATTCACGAGCAAAACAAAACAGAATCTTTCGACACTTTAAAAGAACTATTTGAAACATACATAAAAAAACAGAAATACAGATTCGAAACGAGAGCAGGTATGACTTTTAATTGAACGAGTATCATTAACAAAAAAAAAAAACAATATAAATCATCGGGAACAGTAGTAAAATAAGCCATTCGCGCGAAAATACTGCCAGTAACCCGCCAAAGTAACTAAACAACAAATAAATACTAATTTTTACCTTTTACAAAAACATAAATTACTGATATTTAGATATAATCCATAACAGTGTTACTAAGAGCGCCATTTTGTGGTTCCGAAGGTCGGGGGTTCGAGACCCCTCATTCACCCTGAATTTCAAAGCCTCTCAGTAATGAGAGGCTTTTTTTATTGTATTATTTTGTGGGTTTTCATTCTGGATGTAATTACTGTTTGTAAAAGATATATCTTAGAGGATATATAATAATGTTTTATGGCTATAGATTACGAAGATTTGGAAAACAGATTCAACTGTGCTTGTGATGATGCGATAAAACACTTGTCGATCCGGTATGATTCTGATTATAAAACGAAGGGGCCGGATAAATTAAATTCGTTTCTCGGAGTCGTACAATGGCACTTTGATAATGTTGAAAAAAGCTTTATTGAACAGCATGTTTTAATGGAGGATGAAGAGGCGCTTCGACGTATAAAGATCATAGCAAGAGTGTTTGCGAAAAGATGTGTAGATGACTACAGTAAATTGATATAAAATACAGTTTTAGAAAGGCTGGATTGTTTGTTTTTATTGATTATAATGTAAAAGCTTAATTACAAAGGTTCTGAAATATTCAGAACCTTTGTAATTTTGAGGACTGCCGCAAAATTTCATTAAATATGGGTTAAATATCATAACTCTGCTGCGGTATTTAATAGTTTAATTTGTGTTGATTTAAAAATCAGTAAAAACATATTTTAAATTACACTACTATATATATGACTTTTGATTACGATGAGCTAGAGTACGCATTAACGCAGGCATGTGATGCTGTTCACAAAGATTTCCTGGGTAGATTCAATAATGAGGTGTACGTTTCAGTTGTTGGGTCAAAACTTGAGGCTTTTGTGAACGATCTGCAAACCGAATTCGAAAACACCGCGATGACCTTTATTAAAGAGTATAAATTAGAGAAAGATACCGAGTCTAAAAAGATGGTCTTTAATGTAACAAAGATCTACGCTAAAAAATGTGTGGAAGACTTTAATAAGGTTTAA